GCTTGAGTCAGCATTGGGACGATAGCCTTGGGGAGATCATCGAGTACGAGGACCCCAGCACCGGCAAAACATCACGGGCCAAAAGCGGCCAAGCGGTCGTGACCCCGTTTTCCCCGTACAATCTGGGCATGGACCCCATGGTTTACATGCCGGAAGACGCCGAGTGGATCTACCGCAAGCGGGTAATCAGCAAGGCGGCCTGGAAGCAGGAGTACAACAAGACCGTGCAGGCCGAAGCCCCGGCCATGCGGGGAGAGTTGGACGCCGCAGAAATGCGCAACACCCTGTTACAGCAAGGCGGGCACTACGGCGAGCAGTATCTGACCCTCATCGAGTTCTACGACCGCGTCCGAAACAAGGTGCTGTGGTTCACCCGAGACGGCATCGTTTACAAAGACACGTGGCCCGAAGACGAGGTCCCCCTGCACGTCTACCGCAAGACATCTAAGGGCCGTCAGCGCGCGACTGGTCCGCTTGAGGGCATTCTGCACGACGTTGCGAATGACAGCATGTCGTCGTTTGAGTGGCGCAAGTATATGTTTGAGCAAGTGCTGACTGGTGGTCGCTCTGTGACGTACATCGAGCGCAGCGCGGCTGGCGCAATCGTGAATCTGTATCCACTTGACCCGACGCATGTGCGTGTTGAGATGCTGCAAGATGGTCGCAAGATTTACCGCAGCTTTGATAAAACCTATGACGCGACTGAGGTCATTGATATTCCGTTTATGCTAAAGGCGAACCAGCACGATGTGCGTGGGCCAATCGGCACGAACAAAGACGTGATCGGAATGGCGATTGCTGCCACTAAGTATGGCGCGAAGGCGTTTCAGTCTGGTGGTATCCCGCCAGCAGTTTTGCAAGGCCCATTCCAGTCGGGTGCATCTGCGGTACGCGCGTCTGACGACATAGCCAACACAATGGCGAAGCTGTCGCGTGAAGGTCGCCCAGTTATGGCGCTGCCTTTGGGTCATGAGTTGAAGTCAATCGGGTTTAGCCCAGAGAACATGCAGCTTATTGAGTTGCAGCGTTTCTGTGTTGAGCAGATTGCGCGTATTTATTCTTTGCCGCCTGTGTTCTTGCAAGACCTTACTCACGGAACATTTAGCAACACAGAGCAGCAAGACTTGCACTTTGTTAAGCACACAATCAAGCGGTGGGTTGAACAGGTCGAAGCAGAGATGAACTTGAAGCTATTTCCGCGCGCGTCCAAGCAATATGTTGAGTTTAACGTGGATGGCCTACTTCGCGGTGACTTCAAGACACGCATGGAAGCGCATGCGACATCTATTCAGAACGGCATCCGTACACCTAACGAGGTGCGTGACGCTGAGAACCTTGAGCCTATGCCAGAGGGCAATAACTTGATGATCCAAGGCGCGACAGTGCCGATTGCCTCACAGGTTGGGGGATTTGATGCCGATACCGACTAAGGCTATGGCAGAGGAAGCGCAGCGTGGCTTAGACTGGCGCGCTGAGTTTGGTCGTGGCGGCACTGAGGTTGGCGTTGCGAGAGCGCGTGATATTGCAAATCGTCGAAACCTATCTATGCGTACTTTGCGTAGGATGCGAAGCTATTTTGCGCGCCATGAGGTGGACAAAGAGGGTCAAGGCTTCTATCCAGATCAGGAGGGCTACCCAAGCGCTGGTCGCATTGCATGGGCGCTCTGGGGTGGTGATGCAGGCAAGGCATGGGTTGAGCGTGAGCTTCAGGATGAGGATCGTGAGCAGCGACCATATGAGGGCGAACATGCTGCGCGTATTCGTGAGCCTGAAGGATATGATTATTATCGTCGAGTTGAGGACGAAGGTGGCTTAGGTATCGACTTTGTATATGGCATCAAGGATGGTGGTGCTGAGATACAGTCAATCAGATTTGATATAGAATACTTCACTGAAGAAGCTGCGCTTGAGTGGCTAGAACGCAATGAATTTGAGCCGTTAAAGTTTGAAGCAGCGGTTCCTGTGGACGATGACCGCACTAATGTGGTATCTTCGCAACAAATGGAGGCTGATGATATGGATTATCGCGCAGAGCCAGATGAATTAGATGTTGGAGATTACGTTACTTGGGATAGCTCAGGTGGCGAGGTCTATGGTCGTATCCAGCGCATTGTACGCGATGGTGAAATTAACGTGCCTGACACAGATTTCACAATTACTGGCACAGAGGACGACCCAGCGGCGTTGATTATGGTTTACCGCGAAGTTGAGGATGGCTGGTCGCCATCTGGAACTTTGGTTGGTCACAAGTTTAGCACACTCACAAAAGTATCTGTTCGCGGCTACAAGGATGATGATAAACGCCACATTAAGCGCATCGAAGAAACTGAAACAGAGGTTATCGTGGTTTTCGGTAAATCTGAAGAATACGAAGAAGAAGATGAGGTGCAAATGGAACGCGAGTTTCGCCCAGCGCAAAAGTTAGAAGTGCGTGAAGCGCAATCTGGCGAGGTGCGCGTTTCGGGGTATGCGGCAGTATTTGGCGAAGAAACCAACATTGGCGGAATGTTCACTGAGCAGATCCAACGCGGTGCATTTAAGGATGCAATCGGGCGTGATGATGTTGTGTTTCTAATCAACCATGAAGGCTTACCTTTGGCGCGCACACGGTCTGGCACATTGACGCTAGAAGAAGATGAGCGTGGTTTGTACATGGAGGCATCACTTGATGCGACTGACCCAGATGTGCGTTCTATTGTTCCAAAGATGAAGCGCGGCGATTTAGACAAAATGTCATTCGCATTTGTGCCGACGCGCCAATCATGGGATGATAGCAGTGAAATGCCAAAGCGTATGATTGAGGAGGCGCAACTTTATGATGTTTCCATCGTTACAACGCCTGCGTACAATGGCACAGAGATTGGATTGCGTTCGCTTGAGCAGCACAGAAAGCAATCTACAAAGTCACAAGCGGCTCGTCGTCTGCGTATGAAGGCGAAGCTGAAGAAATAACGGCGGCTCCCGTTGTTAATGCCTTTCACCCGCGCCTTGGGCAAGCGCATTTTAAAGGAGGCCCAGAATGGCTGATATTAAAGACCTTCGGGAGAAGATGGCGCGCATCGCCACTGAAGCCCGATCAAAACTGTCTGATGTAACAGACGAAACACCAGAAGAACGTGCGGCAGAAATCGAGCGTGAATTTGACGCGATGATGGCTGACCACGACAAACTAGCAGAACGTGCAGCACGTTTGGAGAAAGCTGAAAAAGCACTTCGCATGGCAGATGAGCCTGCGGATGTTTCTAAGCGACCAACATTCGAGCAGCGTTCAGCACCAGCAATCGACGCTGGAGAAGTTGTTGACTACCGTCATGCGTTCTATGAGTACGTTGCAAACGGTGGCGTTGAAGGTTTGGACAACGAAGTTCGCAAAGTCCTACGTGGCGGCGAAACTCGCGCACAAACAACAACAAACTCAGCAGGCGGTTTCACAGTACCAACTGAGCTTGCAACATTCATTGAGAAATCAATGATTGCTTCTGGCCCAATGTACGGTGATGACTTCTTCACAGTAATCAACACAACTGCTGGCAATGCATTCAACATCCCAACTGTTGATGACACAGCGGTAACTGCTGAAGCGCACACAGAAGGCACACAGCCAACTGATGACGGCGGCAAAGACGCGACATTCGCACAGAAAACATTGAACGCATTTGCGTTTAACTCTGAGTGGGTTCGTTGGTCAGCAGAGTTGAACATGGACAGCGTTTTGAACATGGAAAGCCTACTGGGTGAGTTGATTGGTGAGCGTCTAGGCCGTATCGCTAACAGCAAGCTAACAACAGGTTCAGGTTCTTCTGACGTTGAAGGTATCGTAACAAACTCTGCGGCTGGTAAAACAGCAGCGGCGACTGGTGCGGTAACTGCTGACGAAATCATTGACTTGATCCACTCAGTTGATCCAGCTTATCGCTCATCTCCAAACACAGCGATCATGATGAACGACAGCACATTAGCTGCGGTTCGTAAGCTGAAAGACGGCAACGGCAACTACCTATGGCAAATGGGTAACTACCAAGCTGGCGTTCCACAGAACTTGTTGGGCTACAATGTTGTTGTAAACCAAGACATGGACAGCCTAGCGGCTGCGAAAAAAGTCATGTTGTTCGGTGACATGTCTAAGTTCTACGTTCGCAAAGTAGGCGCACCAAGCCTGTATGTTGCGCGTGAGCGTTTCGCACCTGACTTCGGCATCTTGGGCTACATCCGCTTTGACGGTGTTCTAACAAACACTGCGGCGATCAAGCACTTGATTACAGCAGCATCATAAAACTTAGGGTGGAGCTTCACGGCTCCACCTTTCACCTTGGAGGTATAAAATGCCAAAAGTAAGATTATTGACATCAATGGCTGGCATCAACTTTTCACACAATATGGGTGATGAGATTGATTGCAATGAAGCAGAGGCCAAGCGCTATATTGAGGCTGGTATTGCTGAAGCGATTGATGCGCCTAAAATTGAAAAAGCTGTTAAGAAAACAGTAACACGCAAAGCCGTGAAGGAATAAGCCAATGGCGAAGCCACTAGCATGTCATCACACTCTTGAGCTTGTGGACGCTCCACTTACGACCCCCATCACTTTAGCAGAGGTGAAGGCGCAGTTGCGCGTAGAGCATTCAGATGATGATACATTGCTTACACGTTTGATAAACGTGGCGGTGGCTTATACAGACGTTAAGGGCGCGCTTGGTCAGGCTATGATTACGCAGAAGTGGGCGCAGTGGCTTGCTGCAAACCCACCCAAGGATGTAAAGCTAATCCTTGGGCCAGTTCAGGGCGTTACTGCGATCAGATACTACGACACTGATGGTGTGCTTCAGGATGACGATTATAATAATTATGATATATTCGGCACTGAAAGCTACACCACTATTTCGCCAAAGACAGGTTTTTCGTGGCCCACCACCCAGCAGCGCAGCGATGCGATCAAGATTGAATATGAGATTGGGTTTGGCGACGCGACAACTGATGTGCCAGAAACAATCCGTCATGCCTTGATGCTTTTGATTGGGCATTGGTACGACAATCGTGAGAACACACAGATGGACGAACTGGCGAACATTCCGTTCGGCTATATGGAATTACTGAATATTCATCGGGCTTGTTGGTATGGTTAAGGCTGGACTTATGCGTGAACGTGTGACTTTTCAGCGTATGGCTGAGGGTGCGGTTGACGCATATGGCAATGTTTATTCTGATTGGTCTGACCTTGTGACACGCTATGGCGATCTGCGTGAGCAGAAAGGCAAAGAGGCGATAGAAGGTGGCGCGCTGCAAGATGTGGGCCGTGCCACTTTGCGTGTTCGCTCTGACAGCACAACACAAACAGTAACATCTGCGGATCGTGTATCTGCGCGGGGCATTACTTGGGCGATCAAGAATGTTATTCAAGTTGACGCAAAGAACACAATGCTTGAGTTTGTACTTGAGAAAGGTGTTGCGTCATGAGGATCACGGGTCACAAAAAGTTGATGAAGCAGCTTAAAGATTTGCCTGATGAAGCGCATGAGGCATTGGCTAAGTCGATTGAACGCACAGCAAAGTCAGGCGCACGTAAGGCGCGCACGATTGTTCCTGTCGCATCTGGTGACTTAAAGGCTGGCATCAATCACAAGGTTATTCGCAAGCCAAACACCATTATAGGGTTTATTAACTTTTACGAAGGCGCAGATGAAGATGGGCTTGCGGCGAATGCTATTAACTATGGCTGGGGCGACATGAAGTTTGGCTATGAGTTTCGATCTACGGTCAAGCTGATCATCGGGGATCGCCACAAGCGCGCAGTAAAGCGCAACATGGATAAAGCTATTAAGAAGGCGATGACATAATGGCTGACGGATATACACTTGCAGTACAGAAAGGCATTCGCGCGGCACTGGCGGCTGACAGCGACCTGACTGCATTGGTATCATCACGCATTTACGATGAGCCACCTCAAGATGTGGTTTTCCCATATCTGCGCTTTAACACTATTCAGGCAAACGCATTCGACACAGATACAGCACAGGGTGCGCTGGTAGACATTTCACTAGAAGCGCATTCACGCAGCCCATCGGGTCGCGTTGAGGCTTCACAAATCGCAGAGGCAGTTAAGGCTGCTTTACACCGCCAAGAGGCATCAATTACAGTGACGGGTTACACGCTGGTTGAATTGATATTTGAGGCGTTTTATGCGACAAGAGATAATGATGGGCGCGGTTACACGGCTATCATTTCACTTCAAGCGATGCTTGATACCGCCTAAACTCCGCGCTCTGGGCAAGCGCATAATAAAGGAGGCCGATCATGGCTAAACAACTCGGACGCGCCCTGCTGGTGAAGATCGACGATGGCGCGGGTACAAAAAACAACCTATGTGGCTTAAACTCTAAGTCGCTTACCTTGAACAACTCAAGCATTGACGTAACAACGCCAGACTGCACAACTCCTGAAGGCGCACTGTACACAGAAACACTTGCGGGTCTAAAGAACGTATCTGTTTCTGGAGATGGCTTCTTTGAGGACAGCACAGCAGAGGCGCGCATGAATACAGTCGCTATGGCGAATGACAACAGCACAGACTTTGAAATTGTTGTTCCACACTTTGGCACATATGCTGGCACATTCCGCATTGCTTCGCTTGAGTTTGGTGGTGAAACAGAGGGTGGTGTTACTTACTCAATTTCGCTTGAAAGCACAGGCGCAGTAACATTCACGGCGGAATAATATGACTATTACGGCTGAAGCGCCGCGTGGGGGTGTTGCTGAGTACATCGGCGGCACCTCTTATGTTTTCAGGTTACGCAATCGTGAGATTGAGCGTTTTGAAGATAAGCATCGTGGCATCTTTGAATTATGGGAAGGCTTCTTTGAGCGGGGCAAAAAGCCCACGAGCAAAGAGGTCAAAGATATTCTTGCGCTTGGCTTGGTTGGCGGCGGCATGAAAGACCATGAAGCTGATGAGGTTATCGGCAAGTCAACGCCAGAGGACTTGTTGCGGTTCTATCAGATCGCGCAGGCTGTGGTTGGGGTTGCGTTTATGCCTGATGTTGGTGAGCAAGTAGAAGTAAAAAAAAAGATGACGGACACAGGCCAAAGCGACTTAGCGTCCGTGGCATGATTAAAAACGGGGTCGTTGCAGGGTTAAAACCTGAAGAAATACGTGATATGATCCCGAAAGATACGTGGCTTGTGTTCCAAGGCTGGTCTGATGCACACTCGCCTAAGAAAGCTGGGACAGAGGCTATGACCAAGGAACAGTATAGACAACTTGTGGAGCGAGTAGATGGCAATCAACGCAGAGCAGCTTAACATCATACTCGCAGCGCGTGACAAAGAGTTTACGCAGGCAATGGAACGATCCCAGCGCAGGGTCGAGCGTTTCGCTAAGCAGTCTCAAAAGAACCTTGGAAAAACTGGAAGGGCGTTTGACGCTTTGGGTTCTGCTGCTAGAAAACTAGGCCCAATCCTTGCGGGTGTATTCACCGCGCAGCGCGTTGCTCAGGCGGCAGACATGGCTGTTCAAATTGGTCAACTTAGCCAAGTTGCAAACGCATCGACGACAGAATTTCAGAAGTTTGCGGCTGCTGCGCGAACTGTTGGTATTGAGCAAGAAAAAGCATCTGACATCTTGAAAGATATGACTGACAGGGTTGGTGACTTTCTTGCAACTGGCGGTGGCCCTATGAAGGACTTTTTCGAGAATGTCGCGCCTTTGGTTGGCGTGACTGCGGAAAACTTTAGAGGTCTAAGTGGGCCAGAGGCATTGGGCTTGTTTGTTAAGACGCTGGAAGATGCGGGGGCATCGCAGCAAGACTTTACCTTTTACCTTGAGGCTATGGCTTCTGATGCAACTGCGCTTTTACCACTTTTGAAGAACAACGCTCAAGGACTGAACCAGTTGGGGGAGCAGGCAGCACAAGCTGGTCGGATCATGGATCAGGAAACGATTACGCGAATGACTGAATTGCGTAATAGATCGCATGAATTATCAGAACAGATGAATGTAGCGCTTTCTGATGCTCTGTTCAATGTAACAGAAGAACTTGGCACATTGGCGCAGTGGGTTGAGGAGTATGGTGCGCCTGCCTTAGAAAAGATGATCGCTCTGGCTGCTGCTGGTGCTTCTGTTTTCAATACTATGGCAGATGCGTACAATGCCTTAACGGGTCAAGGTGAGATTGAGGGCATTGTTGACATGAAAACTGTCAACGAGTTGACCGATCAAATTGGCATCCTTCGAGGCGAAAGAGGGAGACTTCAGCAAGAAGTTGGTCGCTTATTAGATCAGTTACCTGAAGACTTGACAAACTTAACTGCATACGAAAATGAAACGCTCAGGATTATTGGGTCTAAAAATGAAAGAATAGCTAATCTTACTCAGCAAATCGAAAGCAGCGCATACGCTTTAGAGCAGGCTCAAAAGGCAATCGACGCGACTGTTGATGGGACTAATGGTGGGAGTTCCATGAAAATCGAGGTAACCTCAGGAAGGGTCACGGGGAACGTCCCAAGCACTAACTTGCCGCGTGGACTGCCTAGTGCGCCAGATATTAGAGAGGCCACGCAAGAACTTATTATAATGGGCGAAGCAATGGATGACTTAGAAAGCATCGCTGGCACATTGGAAAGTGGTTTAGAAGATGTCTTTATGTCTGCTTTGGATGGGGCAGAGAGTTTCCAAGACACAATAAAAAGCACAGCCGCAGCAGTTATCCGTGAATTGTATCGTGTGCTTGTGGTTCAGAACCTTGTAAACGCGGCTATGGGAGCTTTTGGTGTTTCTCCTGCGCCTACAGGTGTTGGGGGTGGAGGCCGCGCATCAGGTGGCCCAGTGCAGGCTGGTCAGCCTTACACAGTTGGTGAGCATGGGCGTGAATTATTTGTGCCACAGACGGCTGGGCGTATCTTGAGTGTGCCGCAGACTAAGGCTGCAATGTCAGGCGGCGGTGAGGTCACAGTCGTGCAGAATATCAACGTATCCACAGGCGTACAGCAAACTGTACGTGCTGAGGTTATGGGTATGCTTCCACAGATTGCAGAGGCATCTAAGGCAGCGGTTCTTGATGCCAAGCGACGTGGCGGTTCATTTGCGGGAGCATTCTAATGGCGATCAGTTTTCCTAGATCACTACCAACGGTCACAGGCATAGCGAACATCACACTTCGTGCGGTTAATCAAACCGCAATGACTATGTCACCGTTTACCTATAAGCAGCAAATCCACAATCACGCTGGTCAGCGGTGGGAAGCGGAAGTTCAGTTGCCACCTATGCGATACGATAAGGCAGAAGAGTGGATCGCTTGGTTGCTCAGTCTAAATGGTCGTGCGGGTACATTTTTAATGGGCGATCCAAATCGCTGCACAGCAAGAGGTGCATTAGGCGGGACACCACTTGTGAATGGTGCAGGTCAAACTGGTTCATCTATTTCCATTGATGGTTGTTCATCTAATGTGACAGGCTGGATGAAAGCTGGTGATTATATTCAACTTGGATCAGCAAGTACAGCAACTCTGCACAAGGTCTTACAAGATGCTGACACAAACGGTAATGGTGAGGTTACGCTAGACATCTGGCCTAACATCATTTCTGCACCAACTAACAATGCCTCCGTAATAACCTCAAACACGGTTGGTCGCTGGCGGCTAAACTCAGGTCAGCAAGACTGGTCTGTTGATAATGCTGCCATTTATGGCATTACTTTTGCTTGTGTTCAGGTGGTGCCATGAGCCGTAATCTTGAGCAAATCCAGAACATTGTGGAATTGGATGAAATCTTCCCGTTCTTTGCAATCGAGCTTATGTTTGACGAACGCACAATCAGTTTTGGCGGTGAGGATGTCGAGGTTGGGCCTTTGTATTTCTGGACGGGCTTGGGTGATCTCACTATTGGTGGCATAACCTACACAGGTGCGGGACAGTTTCTGCAAATATCAGACGTTACAGAGACAGCAGATTTACGTGCAGCAGGTGCAACTGTGGTCATGTCGGGCTTACCTACTGATGTTATCTCTTTGGCGCTTCAGGAGCCGTATCAGGGGCGTATAGCACGTATTAAGTTTGGCATGATGAACGCCAACAAATCTAATGCGACTGAAGAAGGTGGCGGTTTGTTCACCTTGGAGGATACAGGTAACGTAGACTTTTCTGAAGGCGATCCTGCCGTTCTCATCCCACTGTTCATTGGTTACATGGATCAGATGAACATTGATGAAGGCCCAGATGATTGTACCGTTGCGCTGTCTATTGAGAATAAGTTGATTGACTTAGAAGTAACCAAGACACGCCGATACACTTCTGAGTTTGCAAAACAGCGTGATAGGTTTGACAAAGCATTCGATTATGTAAACGACTTGCAGAATAGGCAGCTTAACTGGGGCAAGGAATAATGATTGCCAACTGGGAAATAGCACTTGCTGAATACATAAACGACAGGTCAAGCAAACCATTTGAATGGGGAAAGCAAGACTGCATTACTTTTGCCAATAATGCTTACCATATTATCAAAGGCAACGGTTTTGCTGATGAGTTCATCGGTAGTTACACGACAGCCAAAGGTGCTGCGGTGGCGCATGCTAAGTTCCTAAAGAAAACAGGATACAAAGACATCATTGAAGGCTTTGATGATCGCATGGAGAGGCTCAAGATTAACTTCCCGCCAAGAGGTTCTATTGTCGCCAAGCCACAAGAGGACACGTTTATGCCATTTAGCTTTGGGATTATGGCTAATCAATACTGTGCTTTCGTGGGAGAGAAATCTTTGGTATTCTTAAGCCCAACTGATGATATGATGTTCTGGAGATAAAACATGCCCCAAATTTTAGTTCCAGCAGCAATATCAACAGGTGTATCAGTTATAACTGCTGGCGGCATAGGTGCTTTCCAATATTCAATTCTGGGAATGACCTTTAAGGCTGGTATTCAATCAGTTGTAGCATCGTTTCTTGCAAATGCTGCTATGGGTTATGCTTTAAATGCACTGACGCCAAAACCAAAAACTAGCACCTCTAGCGGGGGTTATGGTGTCAACGTAAATCAGATCGGTTCAACACTCCCCACAGCAACCATTTATGGTCAGACTAAGGTTGGCGGTGTTGTATTCTATCAAGAGGTTGTTGAGAATAAGTTACTCTATCAGATGATTGCTATCGCTGACCATGAAGTTCATAGCTATGAAACCATATTTATGAACGATGAGGAAATCACTGAAACGAGTGAAGGCTTTGATCCTAATTACACACAAGTAGATACACTGCTTCAGCTTGACGGTGAAGATCGTGACCACGCTGGATATTCACAATATTCTGAACGCAAAGGCACATTATCACAGGCATATGTGCCAATCCCCAATAGTGCAAACAACTGGGATGAAAATCACCGTGCGGCTGGTATTGCTTACTTAGCATTCCGTCATGAGTTTGATCGTGACTACTTCCCGAATGGGGTGCCAGTTATATCTGCAATCGTTCGTGGCAAGAAGATATATGACCCAAGAGATGAGACGACAGGTTGGTCAGACAATTCTGCACTATGTTTGCGGGATTATTTGATTTCATCTGGCATTGCGGAAGAAGATGAGATTGATGATGATTACTTCAAGGCAGCGGCAAACGTCTGTGATGAAATTATCACAACAAACATTGGTGGCACTCAAAGACGCTATACATGTAATGGGTCGTTCACCTCTGATGAGGCAGCTTCCACTGTTATAAATTCAATCCTAGCCACGATGGGTGGGATGATCTGGTACAGCAACGGTAAGTGGGCAGTCAAGGCGGCTGCATTTACAACTGCTGTTCTAACGCTTGACGAGGATGACTTGCGTTCATCTATGTCAATATCAACACGTAACAGTCGTCGTGATGGTTTCAACCAAGTAATAGGTATTTTCCGTGGGGCAGAGAGTAATTATCAGCCCACGAACTTCCCTGAAGTAACATCACCATTCTTTGTCGACACTGACAACGGCAAAGAAAGTACCTTTGAACTTGACTTGCCTTTTGTTGATAACTCAGCACAAGCGCAGCGGATCGCAAAGATTGCACTATACCGTAACCGTGAACAACTAAAGGTCAGTGGTTCGTTTGGCATGCGAGCCTTACAGGTTGGTGTGGGTGACATTGTTAAGATTACAAACTCACGCTTGGGCTTCACAGAGAAGCTATTTGAGGTCACTGAGTGGACGTTTGGCCTAAACGGTGACATGGCTTTAGAAGTGGCAATGAGCCTTCAGGAAATAAGCGCAGGTGTCTTTGAATGGGATGCTGAAGAAACTGCCTTTGAAAGCAATAACACAAGTTTACTTTCGCCATTCTTTGTGCCGAGTGTTGGCTTTACGACAAGTAACATCAAGCGTGTCATTAACGAGCATGTGACAAGTGTTCTTGCTATTGATGTGACGTCAAGTAATCCAGAGTTTATTGATCGTGTTGAGGTGGAGTATAGCCAGTCATCCACATCGACGCTATTTGCAGACACTTGGACAATCAATCTAAATACATCACTGTGGTCAGACACCTATTGGTCATTTGGGGGATTTCCTCAACCCACTAACTTTACAACACTGGATGAAGATGTAAACTTCCTTTTCTTTGGTTGGGAAACTGGATCAGCTAATGAAACATTCTTCGATCCACTTACTGGCACAACAGCTAACAACGATGAGTTGACGATTGTTCCAGTTGGATCATCTGGCGCTATCAATAGCCTTGGTGAAGCTACCATCAAGATTGATTACATTGAGAAAATAGCAACCGCATCAGGTAAAGGTTATTTCCGTGTGCGCATCAAGGAGTTTGTCACATTAAGCCCAGAAGATGGCTTGCGCTTCCGTGATGCATTCAACAACTCTTTTGTGGGTGACATCTGGTTCAAATATCGTTTCAAGTCATCGCAAGACACAGAAGGTTTTGTGCGTCTGGGATCAGGCCCACTAGGTCGCTTTGAAATACCTGACACCTTTGGTGCGGCTGTTAATGTGTCAGACGCTCCCAACTACTTCATTCGTGCTAGGGCAATCAGCACATTAGGTATTAAAGGCCCATTCACATCTAGTGATACTGTTTTTAATAACGACACGACAGGCCCAACAGCGGTGACTGACTTAGATAAACAGATCAATGGCAACAACCTTACAATCAGTTGGACACCAAGTAGTGATAATGATCTGTCGCACTACAAGATACTATTCAATAACAGTACATCTGGCAGTTTCACGTCTAACAACACACAGGTGATAGTCGAAAAGGTTGCCAGACCATCAGTGACAGCAGTTGTGCCAGCAATCAAAGGCACTTACTTCATTGTGCCATATGACAAGAACGGCAATGAGGGTGATGAGGCAAGTATTGTTGTTAATGCGGACGATCTGCGCAGTTATGCCAATGAAAGCACAAGAGTGCTAGGTTCAAACGTCATTGGCTATTCATGGCCTACTGGTGGAACTTATACAAACTGCGCTGAAAATGAGGCGTTCCACTTTGGGTATTATCAGGGTGTAACACTCACAGACTTTGCAACGGCACCAAGTGAAGGCAACTACGAAGAACCTAGTGCAACAAACTTTATTGACGTGGGTTCTGACAAGCTATGCCGTGTTAGCTCTGACATTGTCATGTATCGTTACATCGAGGGTTCAAGTGGCAGCGACGTTCAGTGGGACAGCCTCACAACCATTCCCATTGATAGTTGGCCTCGTACTTACAACCTCGATACATTCAGCAGTGAGATCGCAGCGTGGCATGACATCGAGTGCAAAGCATATGTAAGAACAGCACTAAATGCGGCACCCACAACTTACGGTGATTGGAAACCAGCACGAGGCGAAGTCTTTGGTCGTCGCTTTCACTTCAAGTTTGTGCTAAAAAGTAAATCAAATAATGTATCTCCTTATCTAGGTAAGATTACATTCAGAGTGGAGTATGACTGATGTCACAACACGACATGAACATAGCAAATGACATTGCGCCACTGGTCAGAGCAGACATGAATAATGCTCTCGTTGCGCTTGTTACTCAAAGCAGTGGTTCATCTGCACCTAGTACAACTTATGCCAACATGATCTGGTATGATACTGGTAACAACATCCTAAAAATGCGCAATGAGGCAGATGACGCTTGGATTGACTTATTTTACTTTGACCAAGCAGCAGATGCTTTGCGTGTGCTACAGAATACACTTGTGACGAACACCAGTGGCACCCAGATCGGCATTTTAGGTCAGCAAGTAGAGAGTAACTGGCAGTCTGGCACATCAACCACTGAAAGCCTTGTGTCACCAGCTAAGATCAAAGCGGCTAACCTTGCGGTTGGTATGGATCAAACATGGCAGAACGTGGGTGGCAGTCGGACGACTAATGTTGCTTATCAAAACACAACAGGTCGAGCGATACAGATTTCTGTGACTTGGACAGCGGGAAATACTGCTGAATTAGCAGTGAGTGATGACAACTCAACTTATGTGAATGTAAGTTATGCTGCCAGCACATCTGGTGCTTACACTGCGACTGCTATTGTACCGAGAAACCACTATTACAAACTCGTAAGCACAGGCAGCACAACCATTAACTATTGGGCTGAATTGAGGTAGGATAAATCATGGCTGATAAAAAGATTTCAGAACTAGACGCACTGACAGGTGCTAATACGGCTGATGATGATGTTCTAGTCATCGTTGATACATCTGCTGGACTGACTAAGAAGATTACTCTAGGTGAACTAGAGAATGCACTCGGTGAGCGTGACTTCACCTTCGGCGACAATGACAAGGCCATCTTTGGTGCTGGCAGTGATTTGCAGATTTATCATGATGGGGCGAATAGCTATATTGATGATACTGGAACAGGTGAACTCCGTATTCGTGGACACGATAAAGTTAAGTTGCAAAAGTACACAGGTGAGAATTTCCTAGTTGCTACTGCTGACGGTTCTGTAACACTTAATTATGACAACGCCGAAAAACTCGCCACCACCTCCACAGGTATTGACGTAACTGGCACAGTAACGGCTGATGGGCTGACTGTGGATGGAGATGCTACTATCGGTCAGACTCCTGGGGCAGATAGAACTTTATCTATAGGCTCTGCTGGCGCACTTCATTTTGACATTGATACAGTAGGCTCTACTGGCAGGGTCTATCTGAACGCAACTAATGATAGTGCCGCAGGTAAACTTCACTTGCAGACGGCTGGTGCAGATAGGTTATTTATTAACAACAACGGCGACATCAGCTTCTACGAGGACACAGGCACGACGGCAAAGTTCTTCTGGGATGCGAGTGCGGAGTCGTTAGGCATTGGGACGACTTCGCCTAATAGACCAATAGAAATAAATACTGCAAGCTCTATTGGCCTTCGGGTTGAACATAGTGACGGCGGTGGTTCTTATTTTGAGATGGGTGATACCTCTGGCTCAATTATGCTCGGTAATGATGCAGGGGCGTTACGAATATTCACAGGCGGAGATAGTAGCTACTCAGGTGAGTCCGAAGCCATGCGCATCGACTCATCGGGCAACCTGCTTGTGGGGAATACATTAACTGCACCCGCTGCAAGTAGCACTGAAACGGGTATAGCTTTAAGTTCGACAGGATATGTTGCTGCATCTAGGTCAGGCGATGCATCAGGCTTCTTTAACCGCATAACTTCAGACGGCGACATCGTGCAGTTCCGCAAAGACGGCTCCACGGTGGGGAGTATTGGGACTTACTTTGGTGATCTTTATATCGCTTCTCCATCCTCAACAGATGCAGGGATTGGCCTTGGCGCAAGTAAGATAAGTCCAACAACGACCACGGGTGCGCTTAGGGATGCGGCTATTGACTTGGGTCAATCAGCGGGTCGCTTCAAAGACCTCTACCTCTCTGGCGGTGTCTACCTTGGCGGCACTGGGTCGGCTAATAAGTTGGATGATTATGAAGAGGGGACTTGGACGCCGAGCTTTATAAACGGCACTTGGACTTACAGTAAGCAGTATGGGCGTTACACAAAGGTGGGTGAGCTTGTAACCATTTGGTATTCTATTGCTTGGTCAGCAAGGTCTGGGACTGGTGAACTGCAAGTCACTGGGTTGCCCTTTACACCTTTTTCTGGTGATACCAGCGGAAGAGCAGGTGGGTCGGTGGGTACGAACGATGGATTGGATACTTCTGGGAACAAGCAGATCATTATTTCTATGGACGGAAACTTAAATAAAATATTTTATCGTTTTCTGAATGATAACGCCGGTTGGTCGGCTCTAAACCTCCAAAATTGCGAGACTACAGGCGAAGTTCAAGGCACATTTACATACAGGGCATAACTATGAAAACCTGCACCGAATGCCATAACACAAAGCCAATGGTCGTCCCAGTCAATCTTCAAGTCCTCACTCGTGAGGAAAACCGCCGTAAGGCAAACCGCATAGACCATCTGGATAGTTGGTCTGGACAGCAAAAAGGAGCCTAGCATGGCCTTAACAGAACGCACAGTCGAAGACAAAGTTGAAATTGTCGGTGACTTTAAGCACATCCAAGTACGCACAGCCACAGTCATTGAACGTGATGGCGTAGAGATCAGCCGCTCATTCAGCCGCCATGTCGTTGCACCAGATGCAGACGTGTCAGGTGAGAGTGCTGAAGTACAAGCAATCGCAGCAGCGGTTCACACACAAGCGGTTAAGGATGCTTATGCCGCACACTTAGCAGCACAGGAGGCTTAACATGCCAGCTACATTCTCATGGAACATTGCTCTAGTAGAGTACAACAACGACGCTGACCAAGGCGTTACAGTCGCACACTGGCGTTGCGATGGCGTAGACGGAGACCACACAGCGTCATCCTACGGCACAACATCACATTCCCCTGATCCATCTGCGGATGGCTGGGTGGCATATGCTGATCTGACAGAGGCCACAGTCTTAGGC